GACTAAAACTTTTAATGACCAATACTATCTTGATGTCATTGGAACATCTTATTGCAGATCAAGAGCAATCGCATGTACCAAAGATGAGTACGAACAATTTGAGGCATGGCGAATTGCAAAAGGTAATCTAGTTGTTAATCATCAAAAGTGGATTGATACAATTATGAAACAATGCGATCAATTAAAGATTGGATTGAAAGCATACAGATATCTTTCAGAGGGTATTGAACTTGCAACTGAACTTGGAATACAACTTGATGAGGCAGAATTAATTAGAACTAACTCAACAGGATTGACAATTTATAATCCGAGTAATTTGGCTAGTATGATTAAAGGTATGAAGAACAAAAATCAATCAAGAGAGGCGAAGATATTGGCAAGAAAAAAATATGAAGAAAGTCTAAATTAAAGTTTGACAATGTAAGGGATATCCTATAATATCCCTTACATAACTAGAAAGGTATAATATGACAAACAAAACATTTTACATAACTTATTGGGCTTCTAAACATAAGAAGCACATTACAAGAAAAGGAAAACATGACGACAAGTCAAGATATGGCACATCTAAACAAGGTGTTCCTTATTATGTTTATTATGACTTAGATAGTCATGGATATAGAACTGCAACAACATCATGGAAAGTGAGGCACTAATGGAGTGGTTTATATTGTTAACAATATTTAGTTTAATAGCACTAAGAATATGGAGAGATATCTAATGCCAAATAAACATTTTTGCCAAGGACCTAATTGCCATACACATGTTACACAAGATAGATTTCTAAAATCTCGTGGAGTAATTCGTGGAAGATATGCATACTGCGATAGGGACAATCAAAATTGGTATTCAGGCTCAGATAAATATTTCTGTAGTCAATCATGTAAGTTTGATTGGTTATCATTGAACATGGAAAACATTGAACAAGGTCGACCGATTGAGTTTATCAGACACAGACGAGAGAGCCAAGGTTATGCCAAGGTCAAGAATGATGAGTCTAGGTGGGGTCCAGAATATTCTATTCAAAGGGTTGACAATAGGACCGAAATAGACTAGGATTATCCTATTAACAAAGAAAGGTATAATATGACAAAAACAATTAAAGCAGAATACTTACCAGGTGGAGCAAAGCGTCAAGAACTATTGGACCAGGTGCCAGATTATCTGAGAGCGCCAGGTTTCCAAGGTGACAAACATTTATTTTGTTTGGAAGTTCTTAAACTTACTGAAACAGAATACCTGGAGGCTTTGAACAAAGCAACCAACGGTGAACTAGTGAGGTCAGCATGGAACTAAACACAACTGCACCAGAGTTTAAGATCATCGAAGATAACAAAGATGAGCCGGATTTAAAAACGGCTCAAGACTTTGTCGGTGGAATGGTTGAGTGTATTACATTCCCGAACGGTGATGTGTTGATAGTAAATGAGGAGGGCAAGTTGATGAGTCTTCCATTAAATCCAGAGGGCACAGCACTTTGGAGATCTACATTTACAAAAGACAAATATGCATTTGGTTATGATGATTGGGTCAGTGGCCCGGCTATCTTAATTAAACACAAGGCGCTCAAGAACTGGGCGTAACCTTTCTTGCCATGGCGCTAACGCGCCATGGCGCACACGTATCCGCTTCGCGGATCCCTATCCAATACCAATATCGATTAAAACCTTAACCCCATGCACCCTTTATATAAAAAGGGGTCCCACTACTCTAGGTTGTATTGCTTGATTCAGACAGATAAGGGTGGTAAAAACATATCCAACACTTTATGGTGCAAAAAAATTATAAAAAAATTTTTTAAAAAATTTTATGGATTTAAATAACGTAGATATAAGTAAGCTACCTGCAGACGTCAGAAAGACATTCAAGAAACTGCAAGTCATGCATGCAGAAAAACAAATTCAAAGTAAGGCAAGAGATGACTTTATGTCCTTTGTCAAATGTGTGTGGCCCGATTTTGTTGAAGGCTCTCACCATAGACACATAGCAGATAAATTTAATAAACTTGCATCGGGTGAAATAAACCGACTGATAGTAAACATGCCCCCACGTCATACGAAATCAGAATTTGCAAGTTATTTGTTACCAGCGTGGATGGTGGGCCGTGAGCCGAAACTCAAGATCATTCAAGCAACGCACACAGGTGAGTTAGCCGTGAGGTTTGGTCGTAAAGCTAAGAACTTAATTGACTCTGAAGATTATTCTAAAATTTTTAAAACAACTTTACAGGAAGATAGCAAAGCCGCTGGTAGGTGGGAAACAGCACAAGGTGGGGAGTATTTTGCAGCTGGAGTTGGCGGTGCGATAACCGGACGGGGTGCTGACCTTTTAATAATTGACGACCCACATTCTGAGCAAGATGCAATGAGTCCAACGGCCATGGAGTCTGCTTATGAATGGTATACATCAGGACCTAGGCAACGTTTACAACCTGGTGGTAAAATTATTTTAGTTATGACTCGTTGGTCTAATAAAGATCTAACAGGAAAATTACTCGCGAACCAAAAAGAAGCGAAAGCTGATCAGTGGCACGTGGTCGAATTTCCGGCAATCTTGGACCACGGAACATCGAGCGCTAAACCAGTTTGGCCAGAGTATTGGAAGCTAGATGAATTAGAAAAAGTGCAAGCAACACTACCGGTTGGTAAATGGAATGCACAGTGGATGCAGAAACCAACTAGTGAAGAAGGTGCTATTATAAAACGGGAGTGGTGGCAAATATGGAAACACGATTGGATCCCACAACTAGATCACGTTATACAATCTTACGATACAGCGTTTCTTAAAAAAGAAACAGCGGATTACTCTGCTATTACTACTTGGGGTGTATTTTATCCTGACCAAGATAGTGGTGCTAATTTAATGTTGCTTGATGCAATTAAAGGCAGATATGAGTTTCCTGAATTAAGAAGACTTGCTTTAGAGCAATATAAATATTGGCAGCCTGAATCAGTGATTGTTGAGGCTAAAGCATCAGGATTGCCTTTGACTTATGAGCTTAGACAGATGGATATACCAGTTATCAACTTCACCCCATCAAAAGGAAATGATAAGCATGCCCGTGTAAATGCGGTTGCACCTTTGTTCGAATCTGGTATGATATGGTGTCCTGAACAGAAATTTGCAGACGAAGTCGTTGAAGAGTGTGCTGCGTTTCCGTACGGAGATCATGATGATTTAGTGGATTCTACCACACAAGCAATCATGCGTTTTAGACAGGGAGGACTAATTGGACACCCTGAAGATTATGTGGATGAACCACAGAATGAACGTAAAAGGAATTATTATTAATGTCAAAATATCATAGACAGGGTTATTTAGGTGCAGGGTTAGTTAAAAAATTGCTTACTTCTAAAGGAGAAAAAGGCGAGATGTTAATGAAACTTGTTAGAGAATCTAAAAAAATATCTTCTCCAAAATTTTTTAAAGATAAAACAATTAATATCAAAGGCATTGGAAAAAGAAAAAAAGAAATTCTTCAACCTGAAGAATATATAGATATTGAAAATATGAGCAACAATCAGCTCAAAAAACAGATTCAAAAATTTGGTTATATAGTTGGAACTAAAAATAAAAAATTAGCTGATAAAGCACAGCAAACACCTCTTTCACAAAAAATAAAAACCAAAGTAAAGGATAAGAAAAAGTAATTATGGGACCAGCTGCATTAAGATTTTTTCATTCATTAGCAAGAAAAAATTTAACTAAAAATCAAGGATCAGGAATTATAACTATTCCAAATAGGATGACAAGTGAAAGCGAAGCATCTGCAATGATACAAACTATTGTAGATAACGGTCTTCCTTTAGAAAAATTTGATCAATTTATAAGATCAGAAGACGATATTTTAAAATATTTAAATATAATTAAAAACGCAAACAAGCAAAGAGTAATCCCTGCAGATAGTCCTGAAGGTAGACAAATCACAGAACAACTTTTTGGTAAAAGAGGTGAGGTCGTAGACATGGCTGGTAAAAAACTTGACACAAGTCAAGGTATCATGGGTGGTAAATCTGTAAAAGAATTAATGGATTCTGGTCAAGTAACCAAAGGAACGGTTACTAAGAAAAGTAAAAAAGTAACTGACCGAGAAATGTTTAAAGCAGCCAATGAAAGACTTACATCAGATGTGGACAGCATTATTAAAAATATAAAATCTATGGAACCAATTACTGCTATGAAAGAAGCAAACTCTGTTATAGCTAGAAAAGGTAAATACAAAAATTTATCACCTGAAGAATCTAAAAAAATATTAAAAGACACAGAAGATCATATTTTTGAAAGAGACATACCTGAAGAAGATTTTGCAACCGGAGGACGTGCAGGTTTTAAAGGAGGTTACTTAGCAAGTGGAGCTAAACAATTAGGAAAAAAATATAAAGGATCTACTTTATCGGCAATATTAGAAAACCCGAGACTTTTAGGTGCAGAGTTAGGTCATGATGGAATAATGGAAATTATGAATTTGTTACCTAGTTTATTTGCAAAAGGTGGACGTGCAGGTTTTGCAGGTGGTTCTGATATGGGAACTGTTGCTGATTCAAAAGGTAAAACCGGTCCAAGTAAAGGTGGTTATCAAGGTGGAGGAACAGGACCTGTTGAAAGACCAACTGGTGGTGGCGGTGGGAATGATAACAATAATACAAACTTTGTTACTACTGTTCCAGAAGACATTATAAAAAAAACAGCTATGAACACAGTAAAAAATTTAGGACGTAGAGAATTAATGAATACTCTAGGTCTTGCTAAATTTTCTAATCCAATTGGAATAGCAATGGCGTTAAAAGGTTTATATGATCAAACTCAAAATCCTATTTTAACAGAAGAAGAAGCAACATCAGGTGGTATAGGTGGAATGGATATTACTGAATATGCATCAGGTGGACGTGCTGGTTTCTTTATGGGTAGTAGACCTGCCGTTCAAAAAGGACTTTCTACATTAAAAGAAATGTTAAAATATTTTGGTAAGAAAAGTGATGCAGTCAAAAAACCTTCAGACATTTTAAAAATAGTAAATCCAAAAAGATTAAATAAACTTTTAGAAGATCCAAACATCTATAGAAAGTTTGATGTTGAAAAAGGTATCGCCGCACCAGATTTAATTAAGAATATGCAAAAACAAATGATGGGTGATAGACAAAAAACTATTGAAGAAATGTTGGGTGCCGCTAGAAATATTAAAAATGCAGATGATAATACTATAAAATATAAAAATGAAATAATTGAAGATATGATGAAAAAAGGTGTGGATAGAGAAATGGCCGAGGAAATGGCTGGAACAATATCTAAGATGGCAGAGAATGCAGCTGGTAAAATGGATACACCAAAACTAACTGACGAAGGAATTTTGCAGTTAGAAAATATATTAAAGGATATGGAAACAGGTGGTAAGACTGCAAGAGAATTAAATGCAACAGGTGGTCGTATTGGTTATAAAGACGGTCCTGGTATGAACAGAAGAACGTTTTTAAAATTTCTCGGTGGACTCGCCTCACTACCAATTATAGGTAAGATTGTTAAACCTTTAAAAACTGTTAAAGGAGTTAAGAATGTTCCTATAATTAAAACTGGAGATGTTCCTGGAAAACCAGAATGGTTTGATAGTTTGGTTAACAAAGTAATTATTGAAGGAGATGATGTTACTAAAAAATTTGCAACTCAAGATCGACAAGTTGTATATTCTAAAAAAATTGATGCGGATAATGAAGTAACAGTTTACAGAGATCTAGATACAGATTCTGTCAGAGTTGATTATAGTAGTCCGGATGTTATGCTTGATGAACCAGTAAGTTTATCTTACACTAGAGGTCAGGCAGATGAAACTACAAAAGGTATGAAACCTGCAGATGAGTTTGAAACATTTGAACAAGGTTTAGCTGCAAGATCCAATGGCCCTGATGATTACAGCATTGATCCAGAACCAATGGTTGGAAACAAAATTAGCGATTTAGAAACAGATGTTTCTAAACTAAAAGAATACGCTACAGGTAAAGGACCTACGATGAAAGAGTTTGTAGCTTCTAAAAAAAGAAGAGACAGAGTTCAAAAAATTAATGAAGGTGATATAGGAGAAACATCTGACTACGTTACACAAAGACAAGGTGACTATGTTGACTACGATGATTATGCATCTGGTGGTATCGCTCGAATGTTAGGAGAGTAAATGGATCTCTTTAAAAGAATACAAGATCTAAGTGCCATCTACGATGACGATGGTCCAAGCGCCACGGTCCAAGAACGACCTATGTTTAATGATGGTGGTATGCTAGTACAACCCAGTAACGATGGATCACGGCCTGGATATAAAAGTGACAAGGTTTATTCAGATAATTACAGAACCATCTATGATAAAAAAACTAAACTATATTCTAAAAAAGTAGGAAGAGATAAGAAACTTTTAACCCAAAATCCTGGTGAAACTAAAAAACAATTTTTTAACAGAGTTTCTAATTACAGCACTGAAAAGTCAGCCGAAAGAACAAGCAAATTTACCAAAGAAATAGTTGATGCAAGAAGTAAAATAGATTCTTGGACTTCTAATTGGCTCAATAATAATTTTAAAAATTATGGTGTTAAAGACTTTGATAAAATGACTAAGGATATAAAAAAAGATTGGAGAGTGCAATCTAAGAAATTAAAATTACCAACAGATAAAATACAAATAACTACTAAAACTGGTTTTCCTAATTTAAGTACAAGTAAAGGTAAAGAAAGCGCGGTAAGTAAAAATCCTTTTAGTTATGATAATGTAACATTCTATACACCCGAAAACCCAAGTGGTATGGATAAATACAAAGCTCAATGGAAAAAGATATTTTATAAAAACAAAATTCAAACAACTCCTGGTTTGAAAAATAAGGTTAAGGATTATTTTGATTTTATTACTTTAGATAAGAGAGGAGCTCCACAAAATCAAACCATAAAATCTTTTAAAGAAATTTTAGATAAAGATGTTTTATTTTTGCTATCAGAAAAAGATTCTGGACTACAAAAAGGTTCTAAATTTGAAGTATTTAATAGTATTGATGAACTTGCAGAACCTTATAATGAATTTACAGCTAAGATAAATAGAAGTGAAACTTGGAAAGAGAATGCTAACTTAATTGAAAAAGAGTTGGGTCTGAAAAAAAATTTCATTAAAAACTCAATGGTTAAAGAACAAAAAGCTGCTGCTAAATTTTTTGGTTTAGATGATTTAAAAGGAACGGGTTTAGAATACAGTATAGATCATGGTCAAGGTTTATCTGCTGCTGCAAGAAGTGGCAATAAAGAATTAATGAAAACCGCTTTAAATGATTTAATTGGAACTACACGACTGCAAAATACAGCTGCAGGGTTTGGAGGGTTTGAAGCAACTAGAGGAGCTTTGATAAGAGACATAGAAGCAGGTGTTAATGTAAAAGATAACGTAGCCAGTTTAAATAAGTTAACTAAGAATGCTTATAAAGATCTAGGTGTGAAATCAAATATCTATTCTATTAAAGACGGCAAACTTGCATCTAAACCTATAACTACAGCTACAACACAACCAGATAGATTTAAACAATATGCGGAAACAATATATAAAGATCCATTAGGTAAAACAGCTATTGATAAAAAATTTGGAAGTTTAGAGAATGTATTAAATACTATTGCTAAACCAGATCAAATACGTTTAGCTAAAATAGGTTGTCCAGGTAAAGCTAATGGTGGTCGAATAGGTTTTGATCAAGGTTTAAATGTAACAGCGTGTGCTGCAAAAGGTGTAGAAAAATTACAAGGTGATCCAAGTAAACTAACACCGGGTGATCAAGCAAACATGCGTGCACTTACAAAATCAGGTAAAGCTGTAAAATTTTTAAAAGGAGCGTTAGGACCGGGAGCAATTATTGGTGAAGTTTTATTTGAAGGAGGTGCTGCTGCAAATAAATTTATGGATCAAGGTATGCCAATCAAACAAGCATTAGGTGAGTCTTATATAAATAAATATTTACTTGGTCCAAAAACACAAATAGATGTTGAAGCTGAACGTGCAAAAGAATTTGCAAAAGGTGAAGATTTTGCAATGGCAGAACGTGGTAGAAGAATGGCACCTTTCATGCCTCAAAGTGCAACGGCTGATGCGCAAAGATTAAAAAAAAGAGAGGAACAAATGGAGCAAGTTTATCCAACTATGTCTATACCAGATATAAATTTAGCATTAGAGAATGTTGGTTTGACTCAACAAGAAACAGGTATGTCTTACCCAGAATTACAGGATTACATTAAAAGACAATCTCAAATGCAAGCGATAGCAGATGCAGGTGGGGTTGCAAATATGGCAGGTGGTGGTATTGCTAAAATGGCAGGCGATAGATCAGGTGCAATGACAACATCCATGAACCCTGATTCACAGGGCTTGTCTTATTTATTTAATCGTGTTAAGAAGGTACAGGAGTAATATATGGCAGATATAGATAAAGGACTCCCTAACACTAGAACTAAAATTGACATCCCTTCAGAAGAAGAGATGCAAGAAGAAGTTAGTGTTCAGGAAGAAGACATTGATAAAGGACCTGTAGAGGTTATCCCAGAAGAAGATGGTGGAGTTACATTAGACTTTGAACCAGGATCAATAAATGTACCTGGAACAGAAAATCATTTTGATAACTTAGCTGATATTTTACCAGATGATATTTTAAGTCCAATTGGAAATGAAATGGTTCAAAATTATATGGACTACAAATCATCTAGAAAAGAATGGGAGAGCGCTTATACAACAGGATTAGATTTACTAGGTTTCAAATATGAAAACAGAACTGAACCTTTTCAAGGAGCTTCAGGCGCAACACACCCAGTTCTTGCAGAAGCAGTAACTCAGTTTCAAGCTCAAGCTTATAAAGAATTATTACCAAGTGATGGACCAGTTAGAACACAAGTTATAGGAGTTAAAAATCCTGCAACAGAACAGCAAGCACAACGTGTTAAAGATTATATGAATTATTTAATCATGGACACGATGAAAGAATATGAATCTGAATTTGATTCTATGTTATTTCATTTACCATTAGCTGGATCTACATTTAAAAAAGTTTACTACGATGTACCACTTGGAAGAGTGGTATCAAAGTTTGTACCAGCGGATGAATTAATTGTTCCGTACACAGCTACCTCATTAGACGATGCGGAAGCAGTTATTCATACCGTGAAGATTTCAGAGAACGAATTAAGAAAACAACAAGTATCAGGTTTTTACAGAGATGTAGAGTTAAGTCCTCCCGGTACAGAGACTAATGGAGAATTAACTAAAAAAGAACGTGAGCTAGAAGGAACTAAGAAGACAGGTAAGAACGAACCTGTGTATACTTTGTTAGAGTGTCACGTTAATTTAGATTTAGAAGGTTTTGAAGATGTTGGATCAGATGGAGAACCAACAGGAATAAAATTACCTTACCTCGTTACAGTCGAAGAAGGTAGTAGAGAAGTTTTGTCTATCAGACGAAACTATGCGCCCGATGATCTAAAGAAAAGTAAGATCCAATATTTTGTCCACTTCAAATTTCTGCCAGGACTAGGATTTTATGGCTTTGGACTCATTCACATGATTGGCGGATTGAGCAGAACGGCAACGGCTGCTCTCCGTCAATTATTAGATGCTGGTACATTATCAAACTTACCTGCAGGATTTAAACAACGTGGTGTTAGAGTTAGAGATGAAGCGTCACCAATTCAACCAGGTGAATTTAAAGATGTAGATGCACCAGGTGGTAATTTAAGAGATGCTTTCTTTCCATTACCATACAAAGAACCAAGTCCTACATTATTAAATTTATTAGGAGTTGTTGTACAAGCTGGCCAGAGATTCGCGGCTATTGCTGATATGCAAGTGGGTGATGGTAATCAAGGTGCTGCAGTAGGAACTACAGTTGCACTTCTTGAACGTGGTTCACGTGTTATGTCTGCAATTCACAAAAGATGTTATGCAGCAATGAAACAAGAATTTAAATTATTAGGTAAAATAGTTGCTCAATATTTACCACCAGAATATCCATATGATGTTGTAGGTGGTGCAAGAAATATTAAACAAACTGATTTTGATGATAGAGTGGATGTAGTACCGGTTGCGGATCCAAATATATTCTCAATGTCTCAAAGAATAACATTAGCTCAAACGCAATTACAAATTGCAACAGCAAATCCACAGTTACACAACATGTATCAAATTTATAGAAACATGTATAATGCGATTGGGGTAAAAGATGTAGATGCAGTTCTACCTCCACCACCTCCAACTGCACCAAAAGATCCAAGTTTAGAGCACATTGATGCAATGGGTATGAAACCTTTCCAAGCTTTCCCTGGTCAAGACCATAGAGCACACATTACAGCTCACTTAAACTTCATGTCTGTTAACATGGTAAGAAATAATCCACCTGTTATGGCTGCAATACAGAAAAATATATTAGAACACATTTCAATTATGGCTCAAGAACAAGTTCAAATGGAATTTAGAGAGCAAATGATGCAAATGCAACAGATGCAACAAATGTCTGCAATGGATCCACAGATTCAACAGCAGTTACAGATGCTTACAAATCAAGTTGAGTCAAGAAAAGCGGTGTTGATTGCTGAAATGACTGAAGAATTTATGAAAGAAGAGAATCAAATTACTTCACAATTTGATAATGACCCACTATTGAAGCTAAAATCACGTGAAGTTGACCTAAGAGCAATGGAAAATGATAGAAAAAGAGAAGCTGACAAAACAAAAGAAGATTTAGAAAGAGCAAAATTGATGCAATCAAGAGAATTAGCTGAAGATAAGATGGATCAGAACGAAGAATTAGCAGAATTAAGAGCAGGAGTAAGTCTTGCAAAAAAAAATAATGCTAATATAAACTAGTAAAGGTAAAAAATATGATAAACTATAAAAAATCAAAGCAAATAGCAGTTCCTGAGCAGAATGTTGAAATAGATCCAAGATCTAAGACTACAGCTGATGGTTCTTTCAACTATATTCCTACTGGAGACAAGGAAAAAGTTGGTGGACAAAAAAGAATGCTAGCTGAAAAGAAAAAACCGGCTACTTGGTACTAAATCATGTGGTTATCGGCAATTAAATTAGCCGTTTCTGCTGGAAGTAAGATTTATGCTAACAAGCAGAAGACGAAAATGGCAATGTCAGAGGCACAGTTGATGCATGCATCTCGTATGGCCGAAGGTAAGGAAGCTTACCAAGGTAAATTATTAGAAGCACGTCAATCGGACTGGAAGGACGAGGCGGTTTTGATAATTCTCTCGGCGCCAATTATAATTTTGGCGTGGGCAGTTGTAAGTGAGGACCCAACAGCGATGGACAAGGTAAAATTGTTCTTTGATATGTTCTCTACGCTCCCTTCATGGTTCACTAATCTTTGGATCCTTGTCGTAGCATCAATTTATGGTATAAAGGGTACACAGATTTTTAAAAATCACGGAGGAAAAAAATAATGGGAATTTTATCATACGGATATAAAGCTTTAAAAGGTGCAGGTCAAGCTATCAACAAGACTAAACCAAACGTACCTAAAACAAAATTAGGTAAAGCTACAAGTGATTTAAATATTGCTATACAAAAAACAAAAGGTTCTAAGGCAAAATTAAACCAAACATTGTTTGAGATAGAAAATAAAATGCCATTAACTTTTAAAAAAAAATCAGGAAGATCTATGAAAGAGTCTGATAGAAAAAAGAAAATTATGAAGGACAACAATAAAGTCATAGGTAGAATGTTTAAAAAAGCTATAGAAGGAAAAAAATAATGGCTGGAAAACCAATTAGTAAAAGTAAAAATAAAGGATTAGCTAAACTAGCTAAATCAAAACCTGAGTTAGCAAAAAAGTTTGGATACAATCCAAAAAGAATGGTTGCTAAAAAAGGTGGAAAAGCGAAAAAATAATGATCAGTTTACTTAAAGGAATGGGTAAAGCTTACTCAGCTCATAGAAAAGCCAAACAAGCAGAAAAACTTGCTAATGCACCTAAAACCGAAGAAGGTAAACTGTTAGATAAACAAGTTAAGATTTTAAAAAAAGTAGCTATTGGAGCTCCAACAATACTTGGTGGTGCTTCTGTTGTAGGTAAAGTAAAACAACATAACAAAGAAAAAAAAAGACACGAAGAATATAAGAAAAGTATTCAGGAAAAGAAAAAAAATAATGGCTAAACTTTGTGCAAAAGGCAAAGCAGCCGCTAAAAGAAAATTCAAAGTATATCCTTCAGCATATGCTAACATGTACGGTTCAGCCGTATGTTCAGGTAAAGTTACACCAGGTGGCAAGAAGAAAAGAAAAAAAGCTATGGGTGGTGGAATGATGAATGACAGAATGGGATATAAAAACGCTGGTTCAGTTTGTAAGATGGCCACTAAAGGTAGAGGGAATGCTTACGGAAAGAATTCGTAATGCGTACACACTTTTCACAGGGTGGTTTAAGAAAATGGGTAGCGGACAAATGGGTAGACATTGGAGCACCGAAGAAAGACGGCAAGTATCAACCATGCGGGAGAAGCAAAGGCTCAAAGAGGAAATATCCAAAATGCGTCCCACTTGCAAAAGCCACACGAATGACAAAGTCGCAAAAGGCGAGTGCTGTCAAACGAAAACGAGCAGCTGGTAATCCCGGCGGTAAACCAACTAACGTAAAAACATTTGCATGAGAAAAGATTTTAAAAGAGGTGGTAGTCCAGCGTGGACAAGAAAAGAAGGTAAGTCAGAATCTGGCGGCTTAAATCAAAAAGGTGTTGATTCTTATAGACGTGCCAATCCTGGTTCAAAATTAAAAACAGCAGTAACCACTAAACCATCAAAATTAAAAAAAGGATCTAAAGCTGCAAAAAGACGTAAGTCCTTCTGCGCGCGTATGAAGGGGATGCGTAAGAGACAAAAGCCTAGCAATAATACTGGAGATGATAGATTATCTAAATCACTTAGAAAGTGGAATTGTTAGTGTGAGAGTTACTAGAAAAATTATCCAGTATTTAGAAGATATGGAAAAGAAAGCTAAACAGATGAACTTTATAAAGAATTTAAAAAAAGAAGTAGAAACGGGTGCTAATGGTACTCAAGATTATATAATAAAAAAAGGTGAAAACACAGGAAAGGTAGCAAAGAAATAATGCAATTAGAAACAGTAATAAATAAAACTTTAAGATTCCTAAACTCAAGAGTAGAGCAGTTGTCAATTTCGGTAACGTCCGGAGGGGTTGACAGTATGGAAGATTACAAGTATATAATAGGACA